AACTTATAGAAGGCCCTACAATAGACTCATCTGTGCCTGATGTAATTATTGTGCCTCCTACAGGTAATGATCAAGTAGATATACAAAGTCAAGCGGTGGCTGATTCTGGTGTTAACCAAGGCAGAAAAAGAACACAAGAAACATTAGATGCCGCTAAAGAAGCTAGAACACCCTATAATCCTGTAAAAATAGAGTCATTGCCACAAGATGAAGCAAGTAAAATAAGACAAAAAAGAATACAGCTTAAAAAAGGTGTCCCTGTTGACGCGCCTGTCCCTATACAAGAGTTAGAAGAAGTTGTTGGCATAGAAGCGGCAGACAGAGAAAGATTTATACAAAAGCCAATATTAAATAAAATACCAGAGACATTTGATGAACTTCTTGAAACTTCTGATATAGAGGCTCAAGAGAAAGAAAGAATTAGAGATTTTACTAATAAACTTTTAAAACAAAAAAATATAAATGTAACTTCTGCAAAAAAATTACTTCAGAAAGTTTATAAAACAAAAGCTACAAATCAAGATGCAGAAGAGTTGTTAAATGGTTATTTAAGCTCAGGTGTTTTACAATATGATGGTAGAGGAAAATATAGTCCAAAACAATCTGTTGACATAAATTTAGATATAATTGAACAGGCTACAAGTTTATCACAAGAAGCAAAACAAATACGTGACACAGAGAACTCACTTAGAAAAGAACAAGAAAACTTTGTTAATGATCCTATTCAGTTTGAGACATATAGACAGCAGATAGAAAGATTACAGCAAAGATATTCTGATGTGCAGTTAGAAGCGTTTAGATTAGAGAATAAAGCTAATAAGTTGTCTGAAGGACAGCAAACAATACAAGCAAGAAGAATCGTGCCTCCTTTAGCTCCTAAAAGAGTATTTGATGAAGCACCAAAGGTCAAAGAAACACCTGAATACAAGCTAAAACAAAAGCGTGTATTAGATGCATTACGTGCAGAGTTAAATAGAATTGGATTATCTGATGTTAGATTAGAGGGTAAACCGCTTATAGATGAGGTCCAGCTTACAGAAGACTTGGCAAGAGGCACTGATGTAGGAATTACAGAGGGAATACAAGAAGTAGCACCAGATGGCAAAAGAATTATTGCTTTAGCTATGGAGCTTTATGATCCGAATATGACTGATGCAGAATTACAGGCTAAATTAGGCAGTGTAATGAACCATGAGGTAATTCATGCATTAAAAAGTTTAAATGTTTTTACTGACCAAGAGTATGCCGCGCTAGAGAAAGCAGTAAAAAATAGAAAATATGTATCACGTATAAAAGGGCGTGATACTCAAAGAGAGTACACTTATTACGATAGAGCTGCATATATGTTTAAGCCAACAGGTATGCCAGAAAATGAGATTATTGAAGAAGCCATAGCTGAAATGTACAGAGACTATGCTGATGGCAAGTTAAAAGTGGCAGGAAAGCCAAAGAGTTTATTTGATAGAATATTAAGATTTATCAAGTCTATATTTAGCTCACACACAAGCCAAGGATTTACAGAGGTTGATCAGATATTTGATAACATAGGAACAACAGAAACTGAAAAACAAATAGGCAGGAGAGATAGAAAACCACAAGCAGAGCCAGAGGTACGTAGATCTCGTGTAATTATAGAAAGATTGCCTAATTTACATAGAGGTTCTGTGGGACCTTTGCCTATAGCGCATCAAGTAAAAGCAAAGTATTTGGCATCAATAGGCATGCCTAATGTGCGGCCAGATAGCTATGTTCAAGTTAATGAAGACTTAGCAAGAAGAATAGCAAAAGATTTTGATGAAGCAAAGCATGACCCGGGTAACCCAGAGGTGATTAGAGCTTATAAAGCTATGGCAGACGAGACATTTGTACAATGGAAATTTATTGAAGAAACAGGAATTAAGATTGAATTTATTAAACCAGATCAAGCTAATCCATATCCGAGAGGATCAAGAGATTTATTAGAGGATATTAGAGATAATAATCACATGTGGGTATTTGCTACAGACGATGGCTTTGGCAGTGAATCAATAACACAGCAAGATATAGATGAAAATCCTCTATTACAAAAAACAGGTGAAATAATAGAAGGAAGAAATGTAAGATATAATGATTTATTTAGAATAGTTCATGACTATTTTGGCCATGCTTTAGAAGGCGCTACATTCTCTGCTAGAGGAGAAGAAAATGCTTGGCAGGCACATTCACGTATGTATAGCCCGTTAGCAGCCTTAGCAATGACTACAGAGACAAGAGGACAAAACTCTTGGGTGAACTATAGTGATAAGGTTGGAGATTTAAATAGAAACAGTACTAATAAAGCAGAAGAAACAATCTATGCTGATCAAAAGATAACTATATTATCAGATTTTGTTCAAAGCGAAGGTTTAGCCAAAAATATAGAAGGAGTAACAGATGAAAGAATTATTGGAACAGATGAACGACTTGGTGAGGCAGGAGATGTTACAGCCGACAGACGAGGAGTTGAAGGAGATGGAAGAAGACGGACAGAGATACGAGGCCAGACTCAACAACCAGAAAAAGGGAGGAAACCTGAGTTATCTCCGCAAAGGACAGTCAAGCTAACGCACTTCTCTCCTATAGAGGGCCTGCAAAGCATAGACCCAGAAAAACAAAGATCAAATCCTAATATACGTGGCGATGAAAGAAGAAGAACATTTCCCGGCTTTCCAGCACGTAGTTATTATGCAGTAAACATAGAAGATCCAAATGGATATAATCCTGAAGGTGGTTTGGGTGATAATGTTTATGAAATAGATGTGCCGTTTGAAGGTATGTATGACTGGATAAAAGATGAACAAAAGTTTAATGATGCGGCAAATGTAGAACTTAATAAAGAGAGGCCTGACTTAACAGCTTCAGCTGACAGAGTTGCCTATATTACAACTGCCAAAGAAAGAATGATAAAAGAATTTGGTGCAACTGGTTATTTTATTGATCATCCAACTAGGGGCATAATGGCCGCAATGTTTTATGAGTTAAAAATACCACAAACATATCAGGCTAAAAAATTAGATCAGGCATATAAAGACTCAGTTAACCAGAAGCGTGGTCAAGATGCTAATAGACAAATGAGATCTCGTGTTATGGCTATTGGTCAAGAACATACAGTAAGCACTAGATTTCCAACAGCCAAGCAAAGAGTTAGTGATCCGTCAGTAGAGTTATTATTTATTAATGGCGAGGTATTAAAGAGTGACCCTGTACTAGCAGAGAAAGCAGCTAATTTAATTAAAGGATACAATCTATCTGGCAACTCAAAACTTTACGTAAACTTTTCAAATGATGAGATTATAGAAGATCACATACAGGCAATGACAAATAATATTTTATTTGTTCATGACTCTATAGATCCAGATATAAGAGAAAGATCATCCAAGTGGTATGACGGTGCTAGAACAATAGTAGATAGACTTTCAAAAGAATATAATTACAGACCAGAGGTGGTGGCTGCGGTTATAGCTAATCAATCACCACAAAAAGATTGGTTTATGAATGTATCTTTGGCGGAGCGTGTGCTTGATATATCTAGAAATCATGCAGATAAACAATTTACACCAGAGATGATGAAGACTGCACTTAGAATATATGATAAGCCTATATATAAACCCGCATTAGATTTCATAAGTAATCCAAACAGAAACTCTACAAGTTTAGATAATTTAGAGCATTCTTTACATAAAGCTATGTGGATTAGAATATTTGATGAGACATATAATGATCGTGGTCATAGAATTATTACACCTGAAGGTGAGTATTTAGATTATGCAAGAAAACAAGATGGCAGCCCAAAGGCTACAGGATGGGGATCTAACAGAGAAATAGCAAGTTCTATTGAAGCAATGGATGCTTTGGCTGATCAATCATTACAACAAATATCTATATCTCTTGGTGACAGGCATAAGGTAAGAAGTTTTTTTAATAATATGATATCACCCATGTCACCTGAAGGGCATACTACAATAGATACACATGCTGTTGCTGTAGCTTTCTTAAAGCCTTTAAGTGGTAAATCGGTAGAAGTAGACCATAATTTTGGCGTGTATTCTGTTGCAGGAAGATCAAAGATATATGGCGTTATACCAAGTTCATCTGTGTCAGGTGTAAGAGGTATGTATGGATTAATACAAGATGCTTTTACACGGGCCGCAGAACAAAGAGGAATACTGCCAAGACAAATGCAATCAATCACATGGGAAGCTGTAAGAGACTTATTTCCAGATACATTTAAAAATCAAAAACAAAATGTAGAAAAAATAAATAGTATTTGGGATACCTATGTTGATGGCGGACTATCAATAGAAGACACAAGACAGGAGATATTAAATGTTACCCCAGCAGGATTTACGGAACCAAGTTGGGCAAGACCCTCTGATACAATACCTCAATTCAGTGGGAATGCCAGTTACGAGAGAGAATTATCTGTCTCTTATGTACCCGGAAGGTTTACCCGAAATAACATCGGAAGTGGAGCAAATGTTGCCGGAGAACCTGAGACTAGACGCTCAAGAGTAAGAGCAACGCCACAAAGCAAACAGCAAAGGCAACAGGAAAAAAATGATCGTGACATAGACACCGCTCAACTTAATATTAGATACGATAATTTAAGTGGTTTAATTGCCAAAGGTTTAAAAATAATACCAGAAAAATTATTGTTTGGTAGAACTAGAGCTGAGGCTGCACAAAGAATAGTACAAAAATATCAAGATTCTTTTCAACCTGTAGGCGCTATGATGGATGAGCTACGTGATAAGGGCTACACAATAGCAGACGCTATGGATCCTTACCTAAGAGAGGTAAATTCTACAGGTATTATTGGAGCTAAAATATCTGATTTAGAAGAAACAATTGTAAAACCATTAATTGAAGAAATTAGGAATATTGATATTTCAGAAGCTCAATTAAATAATTTACAAGAACTCTCTGCTAGAGCCGCGGCTAAAGCACAAGACGAAGGATATGTAAAAAGAGCATTAGATGTAACAGTTGATCCAAAGATGGCTCTTGTTGATGCTTATTTGTACGCTATGCATGCTAAAGAAAGAAATGCTCAAATACTTCAAGAATATAATAGAGGATTGGGGTCTGGTATGTCTAATGGAGAAGCCAATGTAATCCTAGATTGGTTTGATGGATTAGATAGTAAAAATCAAGAAATATTCAGATCTGTAGATAGAAGTGTAAAAAGAATTGTAACAAGCACTAACAACATAAGATACGAAAGCGGTTTGGTAACTAAGCAAGAATACGATGATAATATAGCTAGATTTAAACATTATGTACCTTTACGTGGTGATTTAGATTCTACAGATGAGTTTAATGATGACAGACTTAATAAGAAAAGAAGAACTGTTAATTACTTTGGAGCTTTAGGTAAAGAGGATATTAAAGCTAGAGGTAGAGGTGTTAAGTATGCAGAGAATATTCTTGCTTCTACGATTGCTCAAAATCAACGTGCTATTGACAGATCTGAAAGAAATAAAGTTGGACAAGACTTAGTCAGGTTATTGCGCGGCCAAGAAGAGCAGAGTGATGGAAGTTTCGCTACAAACGATAATTTGCGTACAGATTTAAAAGAAAATTTTGGTGAAGTAACAAATGTAAAAGAACCTTTAGATCCATTACAGCTAACAGTCAAAGTTGATGGAGAAGAAGTTTACGTAAACTTTTACAGACAAAGCCTAGCCAGAGCGTTTAAACATCATTACGATCCAAAAACAAGCCATGTTATATTTCAGGCTTTATCTAAGTTAAACAGATTTTTATCAAATGTTAATACATCTTATAACCCAGCATTCGTTATTCCTAACTTTGCAAAAGACTTAGAGACAGCACTTATAAATATACAGCAACACGATGCAGAAGGAATTACAAAAGAGATAGTGAAAGATGTTGCTGGTGCTATTAATGGCATTAGAAAAGTTTTAAGAAATCAAGATGACACAAGCTACTGGTCACAAGAGTATAATAAGTTTGTTAGAGCCGGTGGTAAGAACGCTACAAACATGATGGGTACAGTTCAAGATCAAATGGATAATCTTAATAAGCTGTTACAAGACATAAGCGACACCACATCTCTAGGTGTACAAAGAAATAACTTCTTTTTAAAGAAAGGCAAAAGCCTATTAAAGTTTTTAGAAGACTACAATACTGTAATTGAAAATGGTGTTCGTGTAGCTACATTCACTAATTTAAAGAAAAGAGGTTTCACTGATGCTAGAGCTGCCGAGGCAGCGAGAAACGTCACAGTAAACTTTGCAAAAGGTGGCGAAGATAAAGTTTTCATGAACTCATTATATTTATTTTATAATGCATCTGTTCAAGGCAGTATGGCTATATTTAATGCGGCTTATAAGTCGCCTAAAGTTAGAAAACTTTTAGGTGGATTAATTGTATACGGAATGCTTCAAGATCAGCTTATGGCGTTCTTTAGAGATCCAGACGATGAAGATGAGCAAAATCCATACGATCAGCTTAGTGATTACAAGCTAGAGCATAATTTAGTATTTGGTACATTTGGACTAACAGATGAGAAGTTTATAACAATACCACTAGCTTATGGATTAAATATGCCATTCAACTTAGGAAGAGCATTAAGTCGCTACACACGAGGCGAGTACACATTTGGTCAAATGGCAAACAGTATTTTTGGCACTACTATGGAAACTCTCAGCCCATTTGGTGCTATTGAAAACTTTGAAACCTATCTTGTGCCAACATCAGTAAAGCCTCTTGGCGAAATGATGATAAATAAAAACTACAGAGGAGATCCAATATACAAAGAAACACCTATGTACTCTTCTTCTACTACACCTGATGCCTATACTCATTGGAGTAACACCGGAGCTTTATCTAAGTTTATAGTGCAAACGATTAGTGATTTAACCGGAGGAGATGAAGTTGAGGGTGGATTGATTGATGTTTCTCCGGATACTGTTGAGTATTTCTACGAATATGTGATTGGTGGTGCAGGTGCTTTTGTAGGTAGAAGTGCAAACTTAGTATTTGAAACTATACCGGCAATAGCAACAGGAGACTTTGAGGGTAACTTAGAAAATAGAATACCATTTGTTAGGAAGGTAATAGCACAGCCGTCTGATAGAGTTGATACACAAAATTATTTAGAAAAGAGAAAAGAGCTATTCACGATATTTTCTAGATTTGATTTGGCTAGAAGAAGAGGTGACAGAGAAAGTATACAGAAGTTAATGGCTAGATACGATGATGAGGTCAGAATATTTGGCAGATTCAAAGCATTAGACAATGCAAGAAACAGATTATTAAGACAAATAAAAGAATTAGAAAGAAATTTAAGAATACCGGAAGAAACAAGAAAGAAACTGATAAAACTGCGTAGAGAAAGAATACAAGAAATTATGAAGAAAGGTATTCAACTCATGAGAAGTGTAGGTATACGAAAGACTGCATGATAGTAGTTAGCAAAAGTTTACGTAAAGTTTTAGTCTAAGAACCACCTCCCGGGAGGTAATTGTTAGGTGGTCTTTTTTTCACTTTTATTAATTCTTTAAGATACCATTGTGCTTTTTCAAGATCTTCTAGTTGGTTCTTGTGGTTATATCTCCACACATATTTTAATATATTTCCTTGTAAGTAATACTCGTAGCCCTCAGCTAAGGCAGACTTAATTGCATCAATACATTCTACTTTGCCTTTTCTATAGTGGCTTGGTCTGTTTACGTTATCACTCATCGTCATCCTCCAAGAAATCATTTATAACGTCTAGTTTATGTACGTTAACAAATATGGGAGTATCTTCGCCTACCCAAGACCCTATTGTGTTGAAGTTAAACCATTCTATAGCTTCTTCTTCATTCCAATCATTATCATTCATGAGTATCATTATACATTTATCATAGTCATATAATGCTACTTGTTTTCTTCCAAAAGCACTTATGGTCGTTCCAATAAATGCCTTTTCATATCCGTCTGCTAGTTTCATTTGATTCCATGCTCCTTATGATGACACGTTATGCAAAGCAGTTTACACTTTGCTATTTCATTTTTAATTCTTTCCATGCTGTGATTTTTACCAACCATTCTTGATATATTAGCTATTTTAGTTGTTGGGTCAATGTGGTGAAAATGTAAAATATCCGGATTTTCTTTGTATCCACATTTAGAACAACCCATCATCACTTTGTATTCTTGAACAAGTTTTCTTTTCTTTGCTTTTGTTTTAGCATTAGGATTTAGCTTTACTTTTGCTTTTATGCTTTTTTCTAATGATAAATTAAATTTATATAAAAAGTCTTTTCTCTCTTTTTCTCTTTCGTTTACAATTTTACAAAGTCTAGAAGTAAAACTTGACCAACTCTCATTAGATCTTCTCATAGTTTATTAACCTTTATACATTCCCCTAAAACTATGTTGTGGTATGGTGGCACTTCCTTTGCTCGATAATATAACAGCTTTATTTGACATTCTTTTTTTGTCTCAAACTCCCATTCAAACATGTGAGTAAAGCATGCTTGCTTCGCCTCTCCATTTGCAATCCAAGCACTACATATTAGTGCCATCGCTTTAAACATACATCGCTCCTTATACTGTTACTTTATGTGGTCGCATCGACCTTACTTTTAATTCATTCTCCATTTTACCTATCAAGCTATCAAGATATCTTCTTTGTTTAGATACCGGATGCAAATACTCATAGGTATCAGAATGAGGATGTTCTTCATCTATTTTTTTTCTATGTATTTTCATTGATAAAACAAACATCTCAATTTCTTTTTTAGCTAACTTAAAATGTGACATATTTACCTCTCTGTTATTTTTGGCTGCCGGATAAATCGTTGTGTGAAATTATTTTAAAATCGTTAATATCAAAGTGGCACACCGGCTCTTCGTCTTGCCAATCTTCTCTATCTTTTCTGCCACCTTGTTTTACAATAAAATCTGAGAACACATCTATCCAGCCAGTTGCATCAGACCAACTAACAATCAAAACTGATTTAGTTCCAGTTACAGATGCTAGTCTTCTTGCTTTCATAATCTTGGCTAAAGATATTATATAAGTTGGAAAATCTTTTATTGATGGCTTTCTGCATTTTACTTCAGCAAAACCCACCAAAGTATCATTTCTATACATCGCATAATCTAATTTGTAATCTAGTGGCAATTTAGAATAAGACACATCCCACAATCGTGACATGTGTCCTAAAACATTTTTTTCTTGTCTGAGGTTATCTTGAGACTCGTATTTTATCCTAGCCATAACTTTACGTAACTTTTTGGTTTCTCTGATGCTCAAGCCATTCTCGAACCTCTTTCTTGCTCCAAAGGTTCTTTTTCCTTTGTTGTGTGTTCATCAATGGAAAAGGCTTGGGAAAACCAAGTTCCTCATTTCTTATAATTTTGTAAAGAGTTGGTTTTGTTATCGCTAACATTTTAGCCAAGCCTTGAAGAGTTAAATACTCTTCAGACATAACCTCATCTTCATTATGTTTGTTTGATGACATCATCCTCTCCTTGCTCCGGAGTGCCATCGTCATTTATTTTGACCATAACAACCATATAACGAGATCCAACCCAATCTTTGTGTAATTTAGCCGGAACATCGTTTGGATGTATTGTTAGTTTAATATTTGTTCCATTCTTGTCTTGCATCATTGAGGTTTTAACAGCTTCAAAGCTGACATTAGGAACACTTGATTGTGGTTTATTGTCTTCCATTATTTTCTCCCTTAATTAAATTTCAAAATCTTCTTTGTTCTTTGGCTTAGGTCTAGGTATGTCTTTTAATTCCTTTGGCTCATAAACATTTCCTCTTACAGAAAGAAATGAAACTCCGGTTCTGTTACTATACTTCTTCCAACCAACCATACTAAATATAGGCTTTTCAACACCCTCTTTCATTTGACCATAGAGATCTATTATAACCTCATGTGACAATTCAAACTGACCGGTATAGTCCGGAGACTTTTCAGTTCTTTTTTCCTTGGTTGCAAATAAAGTTCCACTTGGTGGATAACTATTTTGTTCACTCATTTACTTCTCCTTTTGCTTTAGTTTTGAGTTCTTCAGCTTTCGCCATAAATAAATCTTTAACCTCTTGATAGGCTGTCTCATCAAATTCTTTTAAATGTGTTAGTGCCTCTTTATTAACATCTTTAAATCGTCTGAGTTTATCTATGTCATCGTTTGGCATAAAAGTTTTAAAAACATCTTTAATTATATTTATGCCTTGATCGGCAGGCACAGTTTCTACCTTATCGCTTTCGATATCTTTTACATCTATAAGTGGCTG